CATATGGTTCCTTAAATCAAATCTCGGCGGCGGCTACTAATGGTGTTTCTACTGCTGGTACTGGTACAGCATACATTAATGTAAGCTCAACCACCAACGTATTTTTAGTTGTTAAGGGCGCGTTTGCTACAAATATTCTTGGAGCATATGGTTCAATTTTTGCAGTACGCATTGGCTAATGCCTAGTGGCCAATACATAGTTAATGCTATCCAATTACAGCGAAATGTAGCACTTGATAATTGTGCTACATTAACTGCTGAATTAGAAGAAACTAAAGAAGCATTAAAAGTTGCCAGTGCTGAAATTGAACATCTCCACGCACAACTTGAAGATATGGTAAAAACTCAATTACCTGATACATCTGGAGTTCCTATTGCTTAATAGAATTACTGCTGGAATAGTTGTTATTGCCTTAAGCATTGGCGTAGCCTTTGCTCAAATTCCTTTACCTAGTGTGTCATGGGGGCCTGGACCTAATGGTTCAGGGGGAGCCGGTACAGCTATTTATATCAATGTAATTGATGCCCCATATAGTGCGAGGCCAGCTAATACACTAGATCAAGGTCCAGCAATTAATTTAGCTATGGCAGCAGCTAATACAGTTAAAGGCACAGTGTTTGCCCCAAATGGTAAATACTATATAAATTTAGCAGTTGCTAACGGGGCAAATGCCTCAAAGATAGTGTTAAAATCAAATGTAACTTTAATGGGAGCGGGTATAGGGCGCACTATTTTTGATTGTGATGATACGGCAGCTCTAGCAACACCTGGGGGAAGGTGTCTTGGTTTAGATTCAACAGGGGGCACTATTAATCATGTAACGGTACGGGATTTGACTATTTCAGGACGTGTGTTAACTGCTAAAACTGGAACTGGGTGGTTACTCCTTGGTCTTGATTTTGTGAAAAACACGCAAGCGTTTCCGTGCTCAGATATCACAATTAAGGACACTGAGATCACCGCCGGGCGTTATTTTGGAGTGGCTGTTAAGGGGTGCGATGGTGTGACCTTCAGTCATAATCATGTATCGTTTATGGCCCGCGATGGAATGGATTGTTGGGGGTGTTCCCGCGCTCTATTCGACGGCAATCAAATCGAATACACGAATGACGACGCAATAACATGTCACATTGATCCAATTACTGGATTTGCCAGCACTACGCCTCTCGGCTCGGGATGCACTATCACCAATAACGTAATCCTCGAAGGCACTATTTCAGCAGGGGGAGGAAAGAACCTAACCATTGCCTATAATCAGATGCGGCGTATACGACAAGTTGCCATAAATGTGTCAGGTGGAGGCGCAGTTGGTGGCACCCCTAGCTTCGCTGTCAATGTCATCGGAAATACAATTACTGATGTTTATGGTTTGCCCGGTCCTACTGGTACTTGCGCCGGATGCCGCTATGGTCAAGCCCAATGGTACATGTCGATTGGTGGCGGCCCGAAACAGGCTATGCTTCCTACACTTGGCGCTGCGGGAACTTCGGGGCTGCTTTATGAGCAGAATACATCAGCTGCTAGTACAAGTCCTGGTGGTGGTTATTTCAATGTTAGTAATAATATTCTTCTGAGAACATTACCAGCTAACACAACTGGTTATTCGGATTGGGGCGGGGATGCATCACAAGGGGCATGGAGATGTGTCTACACTGGCGCTGGCAATCCTTCAGTTGATGGAATTACCTGTGATTGGGATAATACGATAATCACTGAGGCATTACTGAACACCCCCGGTATTGAAATTATACATGCCCTTAGAAATTCTGTAATTGAAAATAATACTATTTCTACCACTGGAATTCCTATTCTCTTTAACCCTACACTGGGAGGAGTTACCAGTCATAATAATGATTTTGATGGCTTGTATATAAAGGCAAATCATTTATCGAAGTGGCCAGGAAAAACAGCAGGCATATATTTAACTACGACAGCTGGTACTTTTTCCAATGACATAACTATTGAAGATAATGATTTAGATGGTGATCCAGAGTTTCTAGCTGCAATACGCGGAGCAAACGGTACATGGGCAGGAAATACTAATACTTATTGTATTGATTTAAACGCACAGATGTTTGGTGTTTCTTTAATAAACAACAGCTTTAAGAATTGCTATGCTCCTGTTGTTGCTCCTGTTGCACCAATGGGTATAATTCGAGGTAACAAAGTTTACTCTAACCCAACAGCTACTGGGTATAATGCGGCAAATGTTGGCATTGGTAATATTCCCGTTAACGGAGCAGATTACACGAACATCCATTGGGACGGCAATCCGAACAGTGGTACTTATGGGACAATACTTTCTGCCCCTATTAACACAGCAGCAACAATCCCAACTACAGGAACATTTGTACAAGGGCATTTCGTCTGGAGCAACAATCCAGCAAGCAATGTCTTAGGGTGGGCGAGGATGACGACCGGCGCGGCCCATGTTTCCGGCACGGACTGGCAACCAGTAACAATCCCGTAAAAGGAGTATTAATGAAATTTCTATTTGGAATATCTGTACCTTTATTTACTTTTTTAGTCGGAGTATGGATATCGTTAGCAGTACATGGTGATTATTATGTAGGCCGACTTGGTGATCCTAATGGACCATGCGTAGCCTTAGAGGCGGGCCAACCAATAGGTAATTGGAGGCCATCTAGTAATGGTAAATGCTATTTATCAAGTTTTCTCTGGACAAAGATTTTAGGCTAATGGAAAAACATCCCGGATTTAAGGCTGTTCAATCGAGTATTGAAAAAGAAGGCTATTCTAAGAAAACGGCAGGCGCGATTCTTGCCTCACACACACGCAATGCTTCAGCTAAGGCTAAGCGAGCAAATCCACGATTACGGAGAGTGAAGTAAATGGCTAAATTTGAAGGTTCAAAAGCTGACATGGCGCTAGATAAAAAGGGTGCAAAGAAAGCTAAGATGAGCATGAAGAAATTTGAAGGCTCCGCTATGGATAAAAAGATGGATAAAGCAGGGCAAAAGAGGATGAGCAGAGGACGGTAATGGCTAAAACTGCTTTAGGGAATAAAATTAGTAAGATAATGCACGAAGGAATTCGGCAAAATACTCATAAAGCAGTATCTAAAACTAATCCAAGGCATAAAGTATCACAAAAGCAGGCGGTAGCCGTAGCTTATAGTATGCTAGGTGAAGGCAAAAAGAAGTAAATGGAGAAAAGATGTCAATATTGTCGAAAAAAATTTATTGAGAATTCTGCCAGTATAGGTAATGTTTGCTCTGAAAGTTGTTATAATAAAAAACAGCAATATCGAATTAACTATCAAGAAAGAGCTAGAGAAAAAGTACTTAATAATAAATTTGGAATTACTGTAGAAGAATATGATAAATTATATTTACAACAAAAAGGCCGGTGTGGTATTTGTGAGAAGCATCAATCAGAATTTAAACGACGCTTTGCAGTAGATCATAATCATGATACAGGTCAAGTAAGAGGATTACTTTGTGGAAACTGTAATACAGGAATAGGGAATCTTCGAGACTCGATTAAACTTCTTAAAAAGGCAATTAAATATTTAAAATGAGTAAAGAGCTAGCTGAACTTACTGAACAAGAGGCTAAATTTGTTGAACTTTTGTTTGAAAATAAAGGAAATATTCATAAAGCTGCTGAAGAAGCTGGTTTCAATCCTCATTACGGTTATAGATTACGTGTTAGACTCGCAAAAGCTATAACAGAAGCTGCTGAACAGTATCTTTCTGTCAATTCCATGAAAGCAGCAGTTAAATTAGTTGATAGTATTGATAATCCAATGCCGAATCCAATAAATGTAAGTGCAGCAGCAGCAGTTTTAGATAGAGTTGGTATTATTAAGAAAGATCCAAGGGATGGGCAACAAGTAATTAAGGCTAATATTTTTATTCTTCCTGAAAAACGCTTTGCTGAAGTCTTAGATAATCGAGATACAATGATTGATGTAACGCCTAATGTCTAAAGCAGAACCATTTGGCTATTTAAAAGATGAAAACGGTGTTAAGCAGCCAATTCCCGAACAGTTAAAAGCACTTGAACAAGCTAAATTTTATTTAAAATCTGGGTGTACTATGCAGGCTACTAGAGATTGGCTTGTACAGAAGACAGGCAGAGAAATATCTACTCCCGGACTACTTAAAGCAATTCGCTATGAAAAGCCGACCACCTAGAAAGCCAACCCTTAAAGAAATTCGAGTTGGGGTACTTGTAGAAGAAGCAAAAAAAGCCCGAAAAGAGCTATCTGTTCTAAGAAATAAGCTAGAATTACAGCGTCAAAGTGCTCTTAGAAAAGAAAAAGCAGCTAGAAAATTAGAACAGTTATTTGACAAAGATATACAATCTAAATCAAATATAGTTACAGATGAAGAGATTAAAGACGGTATTCCAGAGCAAATTAGAGAAGATATGTTGGCTGAAGATGCTGATATTGTCTTTAAACCGAATCCGGGTCCGCAAACAGATTTCTTAGCTGCTACAGAAAAAGAAGTATTATATGGAGGAGCTAGGGGAGGCGGAAAAAGCTATAGTCTTATTATTGATCCCCTTAGATACTGCAATAAAGAGGCGCACAGAGCCTTAATTCTTCGTAAAACAATGCCAGAACTTAGGGATCTTATCAGCCACTCTTTAAGACTTTATCCTAAAGCTTTTCCTGGGGTAAAATGGCGTGAACAAGAAAAAGAATTTAGATTTCCTTCAGGCGCTCGCATTGAGTTTGGATATGCTGAAAACGAGCAAGATGCTATGCGATATCAGGGCCAAGCGTATACTTGGATTGGTGTCGATGAAATCGGACAATACGCTACAGATCGTATTTATACACTATTAAAAGGGTCGTTACGTTCTGTAGATCCAAATATTCCTACTTATCTAAGAATGACTTGCAACCCAGGTGGTGCTGGTATGCACTGGTTAAAAGAGGCATTTGTAGATGCTGCTCCGTGGAATACAGCATTTAATGTACCGATTGCACTACCAAATGGCGGTACAGAATATATTACTAGGAAATTTATTCCAGCTAAGCTTGCTGATAATCCCTACTTAAATCAAACTACGGATTATCGAAATATGCTACTATCGCTTCCAGAAAAATTGAAGAAGATGTGGTTAGATGGTAGATGGGATATTGTTGAAGGGGCGGCATTTGAGGAATTTGATCCAGATATTCATGTGGTTACGCCATTTAATGTACCGGAAAGTTGGCCTCGTTTTAGAATGTGTGATTGGGGATTTTCAAGTCCATTTTGTGTCTTGTGGGGCGCTGTAGATTATGATAACACCTTATATATTTACAGAGAATGGTATAGTAAAGGACTTACCGCCGATATTTTTGCACAGAGAGTCAGAGAACTCGAACGTGGTGAGTATGTACAATACGGAGTTATGGATAGTTCGGTGTGGTCGAGACGAGGCGATATTGGTCCTCCTGTGCCGGAAATCATGCGATTAAATGGATGCATTTGGCGACCTTCTGATAGAAGTAGTGGTAGTAGAAAAAATGGTAAAATGGAAATTCATAGAAGATTAAGAATTATTGATATTCCTGATCAAACAGATTCTACTAAAACAATTCAAACAGCCAAGTTAAAGATATTCAATACTTGCAGAAATCTTATACGAACCTTGCCGCTACTTCCATTTGATGAAAAAGATCCAGAGGATATAGATACTAAGGCAGAGGATCATGCCTATGATGCACTTAGATATGGTTGTATGAGCCGACCACTTGAGCCAATTAAATTAGAAATGTATCAACAAATTGCTAGAACAGATTATTGGAGGCCCGCTAGTAAAGTGGGCTATTAAAGGAGAAAATTATGGGACCAATTCGTTTAGATAAAACCATCATGGGTACTATGAAGACCTGGGGTGGTAATTATGATAGCACAGTGGGGGATAACCATTGTGGTGTTGCAGATAAAATTGATCAGAAGATTGATAGTAAGTCTGTTACTCTTAACACAGAGATGGACCCAAATCGAGCTAAGCCTAGTAATATGAATCCTGGTGTTGATCGTGGATTTGTAATGGGCAAAGGTAGCCCAGTTATGGATACCACAGGTCATGGTAAATTAACAAAGAGTCTACAGGATTAATATAATGGACGAAGCCAATCATACTCTAACTGATTTAGAATTAGCAAATTTGCTATGGAATACAATTAATATGAATGCGCTATTTGATGAGAAGCTTCGTCCTATTCTTCCTGTAATTCAAGATGAATGTAAGAAACTAATCGGTTACACAATTATAAAGTCTAGTTAATGGCTGATGAAACTACAACTCTAAACCTATATGGTAAAGAGCCCAATCAAGCAGAGAAGTTTCGTACTGTTCAAGCATTAGAAGATGCTGGTGAAGAACAAGATATATCTGCTCAAGGTGAATTAGGCTTAACTGGACTTGTTGGAGATATTACCAATAAGTTTGAAAGAGCTAAAGTAGAGCGCCTCCCCCATGAACAACGGTGGTTACGGCAATACCATAACTACCGTGGCTTATACGGAGCAGATACTCAATTTCGTGATAGCGAACAGTCACGAGCTTTTGTTAAAATCACTAAGACTAAAGTATTAGCTGCATTTGGGCAAATCTTAGAAATTCTCTTTCAGGGGGATAAGTTTCCTCTAGCTGTGGAACCTACAGAACAACCGGATGGTATTTCTGAATACGCCCATAGTGAGCCGGGCAATCCAAATGCTCAAAATGAATTTAACAGCGACCAAGAAGAAGAAAGCCCCTACGGATACGAAGGGGATGGAAAAGAATTACCTCCTGGCGCTACTTTACAAGATATTTTGGGGGGCCTAACTGAAAAATTTGAAGGAGCGCAATTAGTTCCTGGCCCTGCTCCAGATGCTACTAAAATGCCACAAATTGAACCGGCTAAGATGGCCGCTTCAAACATGGAAAAAGCTATTTTAGACCAGATTGATGAAACAGATGGGCATATTGCATTAAGAAAAACTATTCTTGAAATGTGTATGCTCGGACATGGGGTTATCAAAGGCCCATTCTCTATTGAGAAAACCATTCATGATTGGAAGAAAAACGAAGAGACAGATAAAATGGAGTATAATCCACTCCATGTAAAAATGCCTGGGATTTCTTGGGTATCCGTATGGAATTCTTTCCCTGATCCAGATGCTAAAAGTATGAAAGATGCAGAGTGGCACATTGAACGCCATAGAATGAGCCGCTCTCAACTTAGAGAATTAGGCAAACGGCCCTTCTTTCGTAAAGATGCAATTGGTCGAGTGTTAGATAATTCTCCCAATTATGTTGACCAGTGGTGGGAGTATAAGCTTCGAGATGCGCCAGTTAATGTATCTCGTGCTCGCTATGAAGTATTAGAATATTGGGGCGTAATTGATGCAAAACTGGTTGAATCTACTGGCCTGGATATTGGCCTAGAGTTAGACACGTTGGATGAAGTACAAGTTAATGTATGGCTTTGCAATCATGAAATTCTTCGCTGTGTGTTAAATCCATTTACTCCAACCTGCATCCCATATCACGCATCTCCATATGAAGAACATGAATACCAATTTTGGGGAGTCGGTGTTGCAGAAAATATGGAAGACTCACAGGAGATTATGAATGCCTTTGCACGCCTTGCCATTGATAACGCTGCTATTGCTAGTAATCTTGTCTTTGATATTGACGAAACTTCACTAGTTCCTGGTCAGAATATGAAGGTATATCCGGGGAAAATCTTTAGACGACAAGCGGGCCAGCCGGGACAAGCAGTATTTGGATTAAAATTTCCGAACACTTTTACGGATGCAATGAATGTCTTTGATAGATTTAGGCAAATTGCTGATGAAAGCACCGGACTTCCCTCATACTCGCATGGACAAACTGGAGTTACGTCTACTACTCGTACTTCTAGTGGGCTTTCTATGCTTATGGGTGCCGCTGCTCTTAATATTAAAGGTGTAGTAAAGAATATTGATGACTTTATTTTGCAGCCATTGGGAGAAGGCTTCTTTCATTGGAATATGCAATTTAATGAAGATGAAAATATAAGAGGCGATCTCTGCATTAAAGCTAGAGGTACTTCTGGCTTAATGGCTAAAGAGATCAAATCACAGCGCCTCATGCAGTTCTTACAGATTGGTGCCGGTAATCCTGCTCTTGCCCCATTCACTAACTTTGAACACATTATGCGAGAATTAGCTATTTCACTTGATCTAGATCCAGATGAAGTTACTAATGATCCAACTATGGCCGCTCTTTATGCACAAATTATTGGTGCAGCTGGTGGTATGGGTGGAGGTACAGGAAGTCCTCCAGGAATGGATCAGAGTGGTGTAGGTGGGGGCAATATAGGACAGGGAAATACTCCTGTTCCGGGGGAACAAGGATTTACGGGCAACACTCCTGAAACTTCCCCAAATGCTGGCACAGGTGCTGAGAGTGCTAATGCTGGCTCATAATGGATGGTAATGACGATGGGGGATTAACCCCTCGGGAACTAAATAGACAGACGGTATTTATTGTTATCGGAGTGATTAGTTTATTTTGCTTACCACTCCTATTAAGAGGAGTAGGGTAAATGAAAGATGGCAGTTCGGTTTATGGACAGAAAATTTCTACAGAATATTAGTCCTCTTGTTAAAGACAAGCTATCATGGGATGCCTTTATGGCACTTTTAGAGTATGAAGAAAAGAAAACAATTGACCGATTGGTGGGGCCGAAGGAATTTGAGGAACTTGTTAGAATTAACGCAACTTATACTTTTATCCAACATTTAAAAAAACTCAGGGAAATTGCTTTAGATGCCGAACATGAATTCACAAAATCCTGATCTATCTTCTAAGGAATTTAGTGTAGATAGCCCTTCTCTTGCG